GCAGGTAATTGGTCATGGAGTCAGTCGCAAGAACAATGGGTTGAGATAGTAACTGAGCAAGTGCAGACGATTACTAGCGAGTCTATCTCTAGCTTAGATTCGTCAGATATATCTAGCTTAACGTCATCACAGATAAGCGGTTTAAATGGCTAATTACGTCGATTATGACTATTGGATACAAGGATATGGCGAAGGAGATTTAAGCCAGCCAGATCGCTATGTAGTTCAAGGTTATTGGGTAGATGGTTACGCAGAGTACGAAGATGAAACGTCAGTTGCGTCTATAACTGCTACTGCGACTGTTGTTGCTAATGCGTTAAGAATAAAATTAGGCTCTGCTGCAATTACAGGCAATGCTCAATTTGAAATAGTCACACAAGATACAAAAACTGGCGCAGCGTCAATTGATGCAACTGCTACAGTAACGGCTAACGGTGCTTTTGTAACACTAGCAAACGCATCAATAACTGGTAATGCTGCTTTCTCTGCTTTAGGTGGTGTTATCTATGGTGGAATTGCTAGAGTTAATGGGACTGGTACACTAGAAATTATTAACGTATCTGGCTATGAGTGGGTTGATGTAATTCCTGAAGGTGATGATTGGACTGATGTAAGCCCTAATGCTAATACTTGGCAAACGGTATCTTCTGAATCAAATACATGGGTTAGACAGTAATGGCAAAGCAAAAGATTATCTTCGGAGAATGGCTACCAGATCAGCCGGGTGTAACTGGTGCGGTAACGGATGCTATTAATTGCTATCCTGTAACTAACGGATATGCTCCATTTAGGCAGGAAGCTGACTATTCGGCTAATGCAAGTCAGGATTTACTCATTACCTTTGCTGGTAAGTATGCAGGAGTTACTAACCTATTTGCGGCTGGTGCTACTCAGGTTTATAAGTACAACTCTAGCAGTACAGCGTTAGATTCTGTAAGCACTACGTATACGACCACAGAGTCATGGGATGTGACTCAGTTTGGCTCTAAGATGATTATTGCCAATGGAAAGAATAAGTTACAAGCCTACGATATGTCTGGTGGGTCATCGTTTGCTGATTTAGCTGCTGCTGCTCCTGTTACTAAGTATGTAACAGTAGTACGTGACTTTGTTGTGGCTGCTGATGATGGTAGCGACAATAACAAGGTTTACTGGTCTGACATTAACGATGAAACTGACTGGACTCCGGGTGCTGCTAGTCAATCAGATACGCAGATTCTTCCTGATGGTGGAGATATTACAGGTCTAGCAGGTGGTGAGACTGGCTTAATCTTCATGGAACGAGCTATCTATCGTATGACTTACGTAGGTTCTCCGTTTTTCTTCCAATTTGACGCTATTTCTCGCACATTAGGCTGCTCTACTAACGGTTCTATCGCTCAATTCGGTGGAATTACGTACTTTTTATCGGATGATGGCTTTTATGCCTGTGATGGACAGAGCACTAAGAGTATTGGTGCTGAAAAAGTAAATCGTTGGTTCTTTGATAACGCTATTCCTAGTGAAATACGTATATCGATGAGTGCTACGGTTGATCCAGTACGTAAGTTAATTGCATGGAACTTTAAAAATACGTTTGGTAGTCGTTATTTGCTGATGTATTCCATTGATTTAGGTCGTTGGAGCTATGCAGAGACTACTGCTACGTCAGTTGCGTATGGTCTAACTCCTAGTGCTACGTTAGAGCAGCTTGATATTTACTTTCTTGATGCTACAAGAACTGGAACGTACACACAAAGTGGAAATACTGTTACTGTTAATGTAACAGATCATGGATTAGAGACTAATGGTCAAATGAGGTTTGATGCAACGTCTGGTGCTGGTGTAGATGGGACATTTGCAGTTACTAGAGTTAATGCTAACTCGTTTACATTCCAAGCTGCGGCAAGTGCAACTATAACCAGTTCAAACTGCACAATAACATTTCCTAATCTTGATCTTACGTCAGAAGATATACCGTTAGATTCTCGTGTTTGGGCTGGTGGGATACTTATCTTTATGGGTGTTACAGGACAAAAGATTATCTCTTTCTCAGGTCAGTTTAAACCTGCTGCTATAACGTCAGGTGATATAGATGTGGGTAGGTCTGTTATCACATTTGCTAGACCAGTCATTGACAATGGAACTGGTACTGTATCGGTGGCTAGTAGAGAACTGCTAGAAGATGGTATTTCGTTTAGTTCACCAGTAGCGGCTAATAGTGAAGGTGGAGTTCCTTTACGGTCTGCTGGTCGTTATCATAGGATTAAGATGAGTCCTACTAGTACGTCATGGAAAACGGCAGTAGCGACTGAAATAGAGATTGTTGGACAGGGTGCTCGATGACTCAGTTCCGCTCATTACCTATTGCTGGTGCTGATGTTCGTTCTGTGGCTGATGTTGTTAGAGGTCTTATGGACGGTAAATCTAACAATACTGGCTCCATTACACTAGCGACAGGAAACGCTACTACGACTACGTTATACGACGAGCGTATAGGCTACGACAGCCTTATTTTCTTAGTTCCTATATCTGCTGCTGCTAATGTTGATACGGCTCCTTATGGGGAGTTTACTCGTAATACAAGCCAGACTGTAAGTTCAGCAAATACTCCTGCTGCAATTGAATTTGATACTACTGAAGAATCTAATGGTGTTTATCTTTCTAACAATAGTCGGTTAAATGTTAGAAATGCTGGCGTTTATAACGTGCAGTTTTCTATTCAATTAGCTAGTCTTGATAATGCTCTGCAATATGCTGATGTTTGGTTTAGAAAGAATGGTGTAGATGTTGTTAGAAGTGCAAGTAGATTTGACTTGCCTATTAGAAAATCATCTACTGATCCTAGTCATGTAATTGGAACGGTAAATATATTTATTGATCTTGCTGCTAATGATTATGTAGAAATTGCTGGGTTAGTATCGTCAACCAATGTATCGTTAATTAGTTATGCGGCATCAACAACTCCGGCTAGACCAGTAATACCTGCTGTTATTGTGACGGTAAATTATATTTCTCCTAATGCTTCATCTAATATATATGTATCTAATAGAACGCAAGGAAGTGCTACTTTGAATCATTGGGCTAATAGTACGGCAGACAAGACGTATGGCTACATTGTGGTGGGCTAATGGAGTATCGATATATTGCTCCACAGGAACTACGTAATTGGTGGTCTAGCGTTAAGTTAGGCTTAGAGAAGATTAAAAGTAGGAGTCCAGAAAACTGGATAGTTGAGGATGTATATACGGACTGTTTTAACCAAAAGAGTCTGTTATTTGTGCTGATAGAGAACAACCATTACGCTGGATTCTTTGTTTTACAGCCACAAGGCGAAACAATGCATTTATGGGCTGCTTATTCGTTAGAAAATAGTTATGATGTTGTCGAAAATGCCTTAAAATACATAAAGGGCATGGCTGCTGAAGCTAACGTCAAATACATAACATTTTCTAGCCATAGGCGAGGTTGGGCTAAAAGGGCGGCTAGTTATGGATTCCGTCCGAAACAATGGATTTGTGAGGTGTAATTATGGGTGGTGGCGGCGGTAGTCAAAAAAGTACAACAACGACGAGTATTGATCCTCGTATAGCTCCGTATGTTGAATTTGCCTTAAAAGAAGGTCAGCGACTTTATCAAGGTGCTGGTCCTAAATTCTTTGAAGGGCAGAACTATGTCTCTCCTTCAGAGGCTACTCAACAATCGCTTCAAATGGCTAGGGAACGTGCTCTAGGCGGTTCTCCACTCATTAAGGCTGCACAACAAGAGACACTAGATACAATCGCAGGAAAGGGCGTTAATCCATTCCTAGCGGGTGCTTTAGAGCAGACGAATCGATTAGCTGGTGAGCAGTACAACAAAAACATTCAAGGTTTACAGTCTCAGGCTTCCTCTGCTGGTCGTTATGGCTCTAGTGCTATGGGTCAACAAGCAGGTCAAGCTCAGGACATCTTTGCTCGTGCTCTAGCGGAACAAGGCGGTCAGTTGGCTTATGGTTCTGCTGAGGCTGAACGTGCTCGTCAAATGGCTGCGGTTAATGCTGCCCCCGGAATGGCTAATGCTGATTACTTTGATATTAATCAGTTATTGAAAGTTGGTCAGGCTGGTGAAAGCTACGATTTATCTAAATTGCAAGCTGATATGAATCGCTTTAACTACGAGCAGAACTTGCCACAAATGAAACTAAGCAATTATGCGAATCTGTTTTCTAATGTTCCTCAAGGAAGTCAGACTACGCAGACTGCTACGCCGACAGGAGGCAAATAATGGGTGATCCAATTACTACAGGAATTTTAGTGGGTGCGGCTATGGGCGGCGGTGGTGCTGCACTTAAAGGCGATGATCCACTTAAAGGAGCATTAATTGGTGGTGCTACTGGCGGTATTGGTGGTGGATTAGCTGGTAGTTTTGGTGGTGCTGCTGGTGCTGGCGGTGGTTTTACTGGTGGTGGATATGGGAGTGTTGGACCGAGTGGTTTTAGCGCATTAAGTGGTAGTGCTGCTCCTGCTGCTAGTGGAGGAATGTTTAGTGGTATGTCTATGCCATCTACTATAACTGGTCTTGGTAAAGATATAAGTGCTTTAAATACATTTATGAATCAAAACCCTGTTACTACGCGATTAGGTATGGAGACTGCTAGTAGTTTGATGCAAGAACCACAAGTTCAATACGCTCAACCCGGTCAAGTTCAACGTGGTCAGATTCAGCCAATGGATTACATGAGCCTACTGAATCCACAAGGTCAGTATGTTCAACAACCAATTTCTTTGCTATAGGTGAAATATGGCAATTTCTGATTATTTAAGTTACCTAAACCCAGCGAATCTTAATGTATTCGGCATAGAAAACTCTGCGTATTCTGGTCTTTTAGAACCACAAGATGCGGCTGCATTATCTAAACGATCTAACATTGCTGGTCTATTAGGAACTGCTGCGGCTATTGCTCAAGGCATGGGTTCACAAGGTCCTAGACGTTCTGCTACACAGAATATATTGAGTGCATTAGGTACTGGTTATGGTGCTGCTGGACAAGCGTATCAAGGCGGTATTGAGCAAATGGTTAATGCTCAGAAGTTAGCTCAAATGAAGTTGCAAATGCAGCAAAATACAGCTACGCAGCAATCTATTACCAATATGCTAAATGATCCTGCTATTGCTAATGATCCACTAGCTATTGCATACATTCGTAGTAACCCTGCTGATGCTATTAAAGAATACGCACAACAGAAGGCGTTCCAGAGAGAGCGTGAAGCTACTAGACAATCTATGTTTGGTACTCAACCTGCTCCGGCTCAAGGTGGTCAAGTTGAAGGTGCTGCATTGCCAACACAAGGAGCGCAAGGTAATTCAGAGATAGCCATGCTAGAGCAACAGATTCAGAATACGATGGCTGATGCTGCTGCTTATGGTGCTCGTCGTGATCCTGCTAAACAAGAGGCTGCATTGCGTTCAGTTGAGAAATTACGTGAACGTCAGGCTAATCTATTGGTTGGTGATGTTGATATTCGTGATCGTATTAAAAATGCTCCAGATACATATAAGCCGCAATATAAGACTATTGCAGATTTAAAAGAAACTGGTGTTCTTAAAGGTAAAGAATTACTCGATGCTATTCAGAAGGTTGATACTGCTGTATTAGAGTCTGGTAAACAATATCGCTACGATGGAATTACTGGTCAATATGCGTATCAAACGTTTGGTACTAATGATGCAACTAAGTTAAGTCCAGAGCAAAATCGTAATATATTGGCATACGCTAATGCTCCTACTCAGGCAGATCAAACAAAGATTGCTATTGATGCTCAAAAGCTAAAGTTTGAAACTGGTACTGCTCCTGCATTACCTATGTCTCGTGAACAGTTTATACAAGGTCAGGTAGCTGCTCCTGCTGTTCCTATGGAAGGTCAAACTGCACCACGTATTAGAGGTCCATTAGAGCCAATGGCACAGCCTCCTGCTCCTATGGTTGCTCCAGAATTGCAACGTGCTGCTGAAGTTCCTGTTGTTCAACCACAAGCAGTTCAGCCACCAGTAGTAGCGCCAACTATTAGACAGCCACAGGTTCAGCCACAAGCAGTTGCTCCTACTATTAGGCAGCCACAAGCTGTTGTTCCTAGTGTTCAGCCACAAGCACCACAAGCTCCAGCACCACAAGCTCCAAAAGCAAAGCCAGTAGTTGATATTGGTAAAGTAACCCCATTAGTAAAGCAGCCTGATGCAAAAGTTCCTCCAAGAGAGAAACAAAAGATAATCGCTGCTCAACCTGCAACAATTGGGTTAGTAAACTATACGGTAACTCAGCTTGTTGACGCTAGAGATGCTGCTCAGGCATTGCTTAATAACTCAAAAGAACTAAAAGCTATTTCTGGATTAAGTGGACCTGCAATGGCTAGAGTGCCGGGTACTGATGCTTTTACTGGTGCTGCAAAGTTAGAAAACCTGCAAACACGTTCATTTGTTAGTGAAATTCAGAAAATGAGAGCTGCATCTCCTACTGGTGGTGCTGTTGGTAGTGTTACTGAAAAAGAAATGGGTGCATTGTCTAATATTCAAGCATCATTGAAAGCAGGTTTAAAAGAAGATGTACTTAAAAAGCAATTACAGCAATATATTAATAGTGCTAATCGTGCATTAAAGACTATTCCTAACGAATATGCTCGTACCTATGGATATAACGGTGAGTTTGACGATATTCTAAAAGGTGGAGTTGTACAACAGCAGCCAAGTGCATTACCCAAAGGCGTAACGGTAAAGAGGAAATAAATGGCTAAGTTTACATACGATGTCAATATTCCCGGCTATGACGATACATTTGAAGTTAGTTCACCCACAGAACTTACAGATCAACAAGCCTATGAGTATGCGCTTCAATCAATTCCTCCTAGAACTATTGGGCAGGAAGTACAGCGTGGTTTAGGTATTGCGGCTAGAGGTCTTACTCCTGTGGCTACTGGTGCTGCTATGGGTGCTCCATTTGGTCCTGTAGGTGTTATGGCTGGTACATTGGCTTTACCTGCTGCTGAATTAGCTACACAAGCTGCTAATGTCGTATTACCGCAACAATATCAAATACCATCTCCTGTTGGTGCTGTAGAGAATTTAATGACTCGTATTGGTCTGCCACAAGCAGAAACAACGGCTGAACGTATGGGTCAAGCTGCTGTCGGTGCTTTAGGTGGTGCTGGAAGTCAAATTGCTGGTGCTGCTAGATTGGCTAAAACAGCAACTACTGATTTAGGTCGTCGTATATCAGAAATGTTATCTCAGGCTCCGGGTAGGCAATTAGCTGCTGCTGCTCCTGCTGCGGTTGCTGCTCAGGGTGTAGGTGAGGAGTTTGGTCCGTTAGCTGGTGCTGCTGCTGGTATGGCTGTTGGTGCTCCGTTTGGTGTTGGTGGTCGTCCTAGAGTTGGTCCTACTGCTGAAGATTTGGCTACTAAGTCTAGTCAATTGTTTGAACGAGCTAAAGAATCTGGCGTAATGTTTAATGCTCCTAAGTTTGCAAACAAGATGACAGGCGTTATGAATAGCCTAAGAGATGAAGGCTATGAAGCTGGTACTGCATATCCAAAACTAGATATTGCACTTAATCGATTGACTGATCCAACTACTCCTAAAGATTTCACAGGTCTTTCTAACTTACGTAAAACCATTCAATCTGCTCAAGCAAGTATTGATCCAACAGAAAAACGTTTAGCTACAATATTAAAAGATCAGTTTGATGAGTATGTTTCTAGTGCTCCTAGTAGCGATATTCTTGGAGCAAATACTAAAACTGGTACAGAACTATGGAAACAAGCTAGAGGCGAATATTCTAAGCTGATGAAAGCTGACGTATTTGAAACTATGCTTAAAAACGCTAAACTTGATCCAAGTAAATTTACGGCTTCTGGTGCTGAAAACTCTATGGCTCAACAGCTTCGTCAGTTAGCTAAAAATGACAAGAAAATGCGGTTATTTACTAAGGCTGAACAAGCTGAAATTACTGCTGCTGCTAAAGGTACAACTGCTCAAAATCTCTTAAAGTTCTTTGGTAGGTTTGCTCCTACTGGACCTATAACTTTATATGGTGGAATTGGGGCTAGTGCTGTTGAGCCTATTGTTGCTGGAGTAATGACTGGTGGTGCAGCAGCAAGAATGGGTGCTACTGCACTTCGTAGGCAATCTATAGAGCGTCTTGCTGACATGATGCGTTTAGGTGCTCCAGTTCCAAGAGAAATGCCTGTTTCAGCAATTACTGGTGGTAGAGGTTTAATATCTCCTCAGGTTCCATTGGATGTAACTTCTGAGCAACTTCAACAGATATATGGACAATAATTATGGCAAAGAACAAGATTAGTGAATACAGCGCCACAGCATCCAATAATACAGATATTGGAGGCATTAACATTTCGGAAGGGTGTGCCCCAAGCGGAATAAATAACGCTATTCGGGAACTAATGGCACAGCTTAAAGATCAGCAAGCTGGTACTGATGCTGATGGATTTGTCGTAGGTGGTGCATTTACTTCCTCTGGTGGTGCTGTATTTAGTTCAGGTACGACATTCTCTGGCTCTGTAGTAATGAGCAGTACCGTGACCATGAGTGGAACTAACAATATTGGTAATACGACAAGTTCTACTATTCTTAGTGGTTCAGTTACTCAGACTAGCGGCTCTGTATTGTATTTAGATGCTGCTGCTACGACTTCTGCTGCTCCTCCTTTATCGTGGAGTGGTGATACGAATACAGGTATCTACCGTCCTGCTGCTGATACGTTAGCGTTAGTTACTGGTGGTACAGATCGACTAAGAATTGGCTCTACTGGCATCGTTAATGTTGGTGGTGCTGTAGTTATTGGCTCTGGTGATGCTACTACGTCAGTTGCAGGAAGTATATTGCGTGGTCCTAGTAGTGCAGGAACGAATATAGCTGGTGGCGACATTGAGATTCAAGCAGGTAACGGTACTGGTACTGGTGGTTCTGGAAACATTGTTTTAAAGACTGCTGATGTAGGCTCATCAGGTTCTACGGCTAATACGCTAACTCAGCGTTTGCTGATTACTCCTAAAGGTGGCTTTTCGTTTGGTGGTGGTGCGACTAGCTACGGTACAGCAGGTCAGGTTTTAAAGTCTAACGGTGATGCTCCTCCTACTTTTGGTGATAGTGGACCTACTGCACTAACTGTTCAAACTGCATCGGGCACTGCGGTTGACTTTACTGGTATACCAGCTACAGCTAAAAAAATTACAGTCATGTTTAATGGATTATATCCAGCTTCAAACTCTACTGTAGTTGTACGACTTGGAACGTCAAGTGCGTTTGAAGATAGTTCATATCTTGGGGCAATAGTAGGTAATGCTGCTGGAGCTACCGTTCAATTTAGCTCAGGATTTAATATTGCAAATGGAATATTAAATGCAACTATTCCTCTTTATGGAATACTTACACTTTGCAATTTAACTGGTAATACGTGGGTTGCAACTGTCAATTCTGGTAGAACTGATACTGCTGCGGCTTCTTATGGAGCAGGTAGTAAAACTTTATCAGGTGCTTTGTCGCAAATTAGATTTACAACTACAGGCGGTACGGTTTCTTTTACTGGTGGCTCAATAAACATTATTTACGAGTAATCATGGATAAAGTACAACTTACCGATGAGCAAATTGACCAGATTGCTGAGAAAGCTGCTGAAGTTGCTTTTAAAAAGATTTACGAAGAAGTAGGTCGGTCAGTTGTTAAAAAGATATTCTGGATAGTAGGTGCTGGTGCTCTAGGTTTAATGTTCTGGATGGCTGGTAACGGTCAACTGCCTAAATAGATGTGGACCCACTTACACTTCTAGCGTTAGCTAATGCTGCTGTAGCGGCTGTAAAGAAGGGTTGTCAGTTATACAAAGATATTAAAGGTGCAGCAGGTGATGTAAAGGAAGTATTAGACGATCTAAAGACTCAGTTTCAAAAGATACCTAATCCTTCTAATGCACAGAAGATTCAGTATAACGAGGAAGTAGCTAGGATTCAGGAGATAGCTAAGGCTGATCCTAACGATGTATTTACCGATATTGGTAATCAATTAGGTGCGTTATTAGATGCACAAGATCAGCTAGGTAAGGCTTTATTAGCAGAAGAAATACAGATTAAGACTGCCTATAAAGGTGAAGAATCAGTAGGTCGCAGAGCATTACGTAAGATTATTATTGAAGCTAGAGTTGACTCAATGATGGCTGAGTTACGTGAAATGATGGTTTATCAGGCTCCTCAAGAATTGGGGTCACTTTGGCATAAATATGAAAAGACAGTAGAGAAGATTGTTGCAGAACAGGAAATTGCTCACGCTGAAGAACTTAGATTGGCTAATATAGCAAAATGCCAACGGGAAAATATAAGAAGAAGAATAAAGAAGCAAATGACATCGGTAATCGCGGTGCTGTTCATAACGTGTTGGTTTCTATGGCTAATGATAATGATAAGAATGAGCGAGACGTACCGTGGAGCCTCCTCATCGCCGTGGTGGTCTTGTGTCTTGTGTTAGTGATTGCATTGCCTGTTATGGGGCTAATGTATATGGATATGAACAATGCGACTAATGCTGCTATCGTTGAAATAGATCGTATGAGAAGAATACGCAACTTAATGCTGCGTGAACTTGAGGATAAAAATGCTAACTCTGAGTCAATTAAAACAACTCCTACCCAAGAATCCCTACGTTGAACATTGGCATCATGCGCTAGAACAACTATTCCCCGATTACGATATTAATACGCCTAAACGTATGGCTGCTTTTATCGCTCAATGCGCTCATGAGTCTGGTGGATTTATGGTTCTTAAAGAGAATCTAAACTATAAGGCTGCGACTCTCCGTAAGATATTCCCTAAGTATTTCCCTAACGATCAGATAGCGAATGATTACGCATCTCGTCCTAATAAGCAAGTTGCCATAGCGTCTAAGGTTTACGCTAACCGTATGGGTAATGGTGATGAGGCTAGTCAAGAGGGGTGGAAATTTTGCGGACGAGGATTAATTCAGTTGACCGGCAAGTCTAATTATCAAGCCTTTGCAGACTCGTTAGAGATGGATATTAACGATGTGCCTGAGTATCTGGCTACGTTTGAAGGTGCTGCTCAGTCTGCTTGCTGGTTTTGGGAGACGAATAAGCTCAATCAATGGGCTGATGCTGGTGACATTCTTACATTAACTAAGCGCATTAATGGGGGCACAATTGGACTCGAAGATCGTATCAAACATTACAACCATGCTCTGCATGTGCTTGGTGCTTAGTGCTTGTCAGGATCGCTTTAGATACCCTTGCCAAGACCCGGCTAATTGGGAAAATAAGGAATGTAAGCCTCCTATATGTACGGCTACACAAACCTGCCCTGATGACATAATTAAACCTGAGAAGGTGGCTAAATGAACGAAGAAAGTCTAAATGCTTGGCTAAAGTTTGCCATTGGTATCTGCTTTTGCATGATCCTAATGATGATGGCTAGCTTGTCTATGTATAGTGTTGTATTTGTGACACAGCCTATGAGCGGTATGGCTCCTGCGGATAAGCAGTTCTTCCTATTGCTATCCGATATGTCTAAGTACATTCTCGGTGCATTGGCTACGTTGATCGCTGTTAAAGGTAAGGATGCATTGCCTCAGTTCGTACCACCACCATCAAGCATAGAGAAACAGGCTGAGCCTCCTAAGCCTATAGTGACAACGACTACGACTGTAGTGCGTCAAGAACCATCGTTAGAGCCTTTATCGTCTGCTGTATCTGTTGGTTTTGGCGGTAAACCTGCTCCACCTGCTGCACCACAACCGGAGATTTAATATGAAATCATTGATTGCACTTATTGCGTTTGTTCCACTTATTGCGTTTGCTGGCGGTGAAATGAAGAAAGTCTGTCATCAGGAAAAAGGTAAGGAAGTATGTAAGACAATTAAGGTTCATAAGAAATTAGAAGGTACTAAGGTTCCTACTAAATGAATCCGTACTTCATTGCTGGAACCGTCCTAGCCGTGGTCTGTGCCTATGGTACAGGTCATTGGCAAGGTGATGAGGCAGGTCAGGCTAAGGTTCAAGCGCAATGGGATAAAGAGAAGGCTAAATTAGCTGAGGAATATGCTGCTAATGTGGCTTTAATGCGGGAAAAAGAACAGGTAATGCAAGGTAATGCAGACAAGCTACGAGAGGATAAAAACCGTGAACTTAGAGAAGTTAATGCTCGTAATACCGCTTTGCTTAACAGCTTGCAGCACCGTCCCAACCGCACCGAGAGTAGTGGAGTGCCCACGACTGCCAGCAATGGAAAAGACGGTTGTACCGGAAAAGAGCTTTACCGAGAGGATGGGGCTGTTCTTATCGGGATCGCTAGAGAAGCAGACGAACTCAGAGCCAGCCTCAAACAATGCTACAGCCAATACGAAGCAGCCAGACAAGCCTTAATTAAATAATGTCATCATTTTAATATTGTAATTTATATCACTTGTGGTATATGCTCTGATACTTAGTAACAACTTATTAAAGTAATGGCTACTAAGAAAATCCCTGATGACTGCATGCCAGCGTGTATTAGCTGTGCTTTCTATACTTGCGAACCTAAAGATGACTTAGGTTATTGCAACCGATACCCACCTACGTTAATGGAAATAGAAGGTAACTTTGAGAGTTGCTTTCCTGTGACTGAGCGTACCGATTGGTGTGGTGAATTTATTCGTAAGGTGAACTAATGTCTGTTAAATTGACTGATGAAGAATTTATGGGTTTTTGGGATAAATTCGGTAGCGCAAATGAAGTAAGCAAAGCGTCAGGAATGAGTCTTAGAGGCGTTAATGCCAGACGAAGAAAACTAGAGGGTAAAACTGGTCAAATACTTGCTGGCATTAGCCCAAGAAGTCCAGATTTTAAAGTTATGTATGCTGGTAATGGGATTAGAACTAAGGTAGAGCTAGAAAATGGTGTGATTATGGTGGCTTCAGATTGCCATTATTATCCTGGAATTATATCAACGGCTCATAAGGCTTTCGTTAAGTTAATACCTGAATTAAAGCCGAAGATGATCGTTATGAACGGAGACGTTTTTGATGGAAGTTCAATTTCACGCCATGATCCGATAGGTTGGCAATCATTGCCTAGCGTAAAACAAGAACTAGAAGCGTGTTCAGACCGTCTATACGAGATTGAGAGCGCATCTAAGAGTGCCAAGCTACATTGGACATGGGGTAATCACGATCTGCGCTTTAACACTCGTCTAGCGTCTCAGGTAGGGACTGCATTTGAAGGCGTTAAAGGGATGAATCTAACGGATCACTTTCCTCGATGGAAGTTCTCTACGTCATTAATGGTCAACGAGCATACAATGATTAAGCATCGTTATCATAATGGCATCCATGCGGTATATAACAATGTTTTAAAATCAGGAGTCTCGTTTGTCACTGGTCATTTGCACTCATTAAAGATTACTCCGTGGACAGATATGAGTGCTCAGAAAACAAGATACGGTGTAGATACAGGCACTATGGCTAACTTAGATGATCCTGCGTTTGATTATGCGGAGGATAACCCTAAGAACTGGCGGTCAGGTTTTGCTGTTCTCACCTTTTGGGAGGGAAAGCTCATGCCTCCAGAACTATGCGAGGTTATCTCCGAGGGTCTAGTGTACTTCAGAGGTCAGGTGATTGAGGTTCCTTGACGAAGATACCACCTGCGTTCATGTGTCCTTTACGATCTTTAATCTCATCGTAAGCAGACTTTAAACAATGGGTTAGATCGACATTCTCAAGAGCAGCAACATTAATGAGACATACAAGAACGTCGCCAAGTCCATCAATAATGTCTGCGCGATTTCTGTTGATAAGAGCTGTGTGTAGTTCATGCATCTCCTCTTGGGCTTTGCGATATTGAGCTACTGATGTGCTATTCGGGATGATTCCTCTGGCTTCACTCCACCGAATAACGTCTAGTTCTATTAAATTCCAACTCATTCACCCTTCTCCTTTAGATAGTTCATCATTTCAGCGTTCATTTTAGCTTGCGCCCATTTCTGTGGTCCTGATAGCTGCATTAACGCCAGTGAGAATTGCACGAAGTTTTGTAGTTTCTCTAACTCTAGCTCGTCCACTTCTCCGTTACGGATACCGTTTAATACTGCTGATATACCTTTGCGGTTGCCATCGATAACGGCTTGCCAGTCATAATCTATTTTTTTCTTCATTATTATTGTCCGAAGTTTGTATATCTTTTCCAGCCATCGGTGTACACGTGTGTATCTCTGCTGGATTAACTTCACCACAACGCTCACAAGGCTCGGTATAGTTAGGCTTACCACCTGAATACGTTTTAACCCACGGTTCAGTCATGCTGCTCTCCGATATAGTTTTTCCATAATAGTTTTCACATCAGCAACTCTGCCAGACTTATTTGTGTATATGCTTTGAGTCTTACGCTCAGAGCATGGCTGACACATCCATCGACCACTAGTCTTAGTCTTGCGGAAAGTGCCACCTTCTACTTCTCTAGTTGATTGGCAATTAGTGCAGAAACGTGTTGTCATTTACATATTCTTTCTTTAGCTTCTTTAAGACTAGAGTTCATTAGCCAAGCAGAGCATTGAGAATCGATTGTAAAGGCATTTTTACCGTCTCTAAAGCCAGCGTTATAGGCTGACTGTACTCGGGTAGTAAGAACAGAAGAACACGCCCAGATCGTCGCTAATGC